GATGGGGGGGCTATAGCATCCCTATCCCCTCCCTTTCCCCACCTCTTAGCCGCCCCATCCCGGCCCCCTTGTTTCATAAGGGAAAACTTGTCCAGTTCCTCGTTGGCACGTTTATTGATGAAACCCGCCTCGGTAGCCTCAAAGAAGTCGGATAGGATGGTTCCGACCTCCGCAACGTGGTCGCGCATCCCGATCAATCGGGCGGTTTGTTCGGCTGGCTCGAGGGGTTTTTCGCTGACATAGTACAGATCCAGCATCCGGCGGTAGGCCAGATCTTCCATCAGCGTCAGATAGCGCGTATGGGCGGCGTAATCGCCGATATGAAATGGGTAGTAATTCATCAAGCCTCCAGTAAGGTAGAGCGATGCGCCATCACCCAGTACTGGCTGGGTTCAGCTTGCGTGGTCTGCCGACCAACGCATCACCTAAGATCATAAGCCGATCCTCACTTTTTGCAAAGCAATCGCAAAAAATAGTTGGGCGGAATCTTTTCGCCCAATTCGCCCAGTTCATAGGCTGAGATCCAGCTTGCCGCCAAAGAGCAGCACAATCTCGTCGTAACAACCTGGCTTCTCCGCGTCAATGATCTTGCGGATCTCCTTCATCCGCACCACATAGCCTTCGAGATCCTCCCACATGGCGCGGCCCTCCTCTGCCATGTCGTTGTATTCCTGCTCCAGCACCTTCAGCTCGTCGTTGCTCACTTTTTCCTCCGCTTGTACTTGGCCTCGTCCACGACCAGCTTCCCCGCGGTCATCACCTGGAGCCGGTACGCTGCACCTCTGGCAACGACCGCCCCCCAAGCGTAGACCGCCTGCCTGCTGATTCCTAAAGTGTCGGCAATCGCTCGCCGACTCCCAAAATGTTGCACCGCGTCAAGTGTTTTCATGTGAGCACAATATACCCTTGAAAACTATTTGTCAAAAAGAGTTGACTGACAAGTTTAGTTGATTTAGTATGGGTCATCGAAGCAAACAACCGGAGCAACAAAATGGCAAAAAAATACAAATTAAACGTAACAAGAGATGTTGATTCAGACGGTAATGTTGGTTTTATTTTAAACACTCCGTATGGTTGGAGATTTTACGACGAGGTGGTTCACGTGAGAGGGTACGACACAATGGAAGAATTGCGGAGAGCAGCCAAGCAAGATGTAATTTCGTGCGATTGCGAAAGTTGCATTAACCACAATTAAGGAAAAACAAAATGAAAACACTTGCAGAACTGGAAGCAGAATACCCCGAAGATTTTCGTAATCCTGTTCGCACCGCGGCACAAGAAGCAATGATGGAAAAAATGCATCAAGATCGCAAAGCCCACGAAGCTGCGCACATGGCAATCGATGATGAAAATAATATTGAGGTTGATGAAGACGAAGAAGAAGACGAAGAAATAGAAGAATAGAACGACTTGGAAAGGGGCAACCCTTTCTTGGTCGCTTTGACCAAAACGCTTGCCGGTGCGGAATCCGGTACTAGAAAATACAGGACAATATATGACAACATTAATGCAAGCGAATCGCCAATGGTCCACCCGTCCCGCTGATGAACGCTTCCTTAGCTTGACCGAACTCAACGACCATGTGCAGACCGTCCGCGAACGCAGTCGCGCCAAAGTAATGAGCAGCCGCGTCATCGAATGCCGCCCCGTAGAAAACGATAACAAATCCTTGATCTGCGTAGGCCCCAACGGTGGTGACGTAAATATTACCAACTGGTCATTCGGGCAACTCGCACAACGCGCAGGAGCGCCTTCCGGTTATCTGCGTAGCTTGCCCTCACCCATGGCGGCAGACTGCATTAACTTCGGGTTGCAGGTTTCGCGGGACATCGAAGATTGCGGAATCCTGCTTTATCAAAACGGAGGCCCCGCTGAACTCCGCGCTGTTACAGGCCCAAATTATGGGCGGGTGTGGAACTCGACAATCACGCAAGCGTTAGTAGATCGTTTCGGTGATGGTGTGACAGGCGATTTTCGCATCCCCGGCGAATTCGGCAAAGACGTTGCAATCACAAAAAACAACACGACTCTTTATGCTTCTGATAGGGATATGTTTGTGTTTCTTGCTGATGAAAAGCACCGCATAACGGTTCCTAATCGTCGTGATGGTAAATCGGGAGAAATGGCGCGAGGGTTTTTTGTGTGGAACAGCGAAGTAGGTTCATCGACTTTGGGAATCAGCACCTTTTTGTTTGATTACGTTTGTTGCAATCGCATCGTGTGGGGTGCTACGCAATACGCAGAAATAAAAATCCGGCATACAGCATCTGCTACAGATCGTTGGCTTGAAGAAATTGCACCCGCAATCGAAAGCTACGCAACGAGCAGCACCACAAGCGTTGTTAAAGCCATCGAAGATGCAAGATCAAAACGCATCGACAATATCGATGAATTTCTCTCTAAACGTTTTACTCGCGCACAGTCTTCTGCGATCAAAGCCGCGCACATGAGTGATGAACAAAGACCGATGGAAAACTTTTGGGATGTTGCTACAGGTATCACAGCATACGCTAGAGGAATCCAGCATCAAGACTCGCGGGTATCGTTTGAACGCGAAGCAGGAAGATTGCTAAATTAGCATTTTATTCCGCTGCCCCTGCTTACGCGGGGGCTTCGGAATACGCAGCCAGACCGAGTCTGGCAAAACAAAGGAGATTTACCATGAACGGACTTACCGTAGAGCAGGAAGAGAAGGGCATCTTCAAACTGTGGGCGCGGAATCGAATCGAAGAGCGCCGCCATTTGCTGAGTGAGGCGACTGAGGCGAGGCAGAAACGCGCAACCATTCTGCGGCAGGTTGTTGGGTATGCCGAAAACGGCAAGATTGCAATGGTCAACAGCGGCATGGACTGCGACTGCTCCCGCTGGGAGAACAGCGTGTCGATCATCCGCGCCACGGTGAAGTCGGTGGACAAGTGGGTTAACGACTTCTATGCGAACGCAGAGGGGCCGCAGTCTTGCCGCCTTGAGCGCCCTAGTGTAGCGAGGAAGTTGCAGCACTCCTCACGCGACCTCGCGCTTGAGGCGTTTGAAGATGGTCATCCCTACTCAATCAGCTACTAAGGAGATTTAAATGAAGATCAAAATCGCTGAAGTGAAGGCCATCGCACTCGCAAAATTCACCGCGCAGTTTTCGGTGCAACAATTTGTTGCTTTGGCGGTAGCAGCATGAGCCGCCAAAACGAAGCCCACGGGGACGAAGACCAGCGCCGCGAGTTGACGGAAAGAGAGTTGGAGTTGGCGCTTGAGGAGATCGTTGAAACCATCCTCGAGTACGGTCAATGGCCCAAGAAGGGCCGCGCCCAGTTTGACCTCTACGATTATCTGATGGAGAACCGCGACCCCAGCTACGCATGGGAGATGTACCTCTGCTCTATTAGCGACAACAGCCAAGCTCTTGAGAATCGCATCAGGCGCGAACGTGACTCTGTTGAAGCAATGCTCATCATGCATTTGACGGGTTCCGACATCGTGTCTGACCTCGAAGCAATGCTCATCATGCATTTGACGGGTTCCGACATCGTGTCTGACCTCGCCAACGAACGCGCCTCGGAGGAGGAATGAGCATCTCGGAAATCGTTTCTCACGCTTGCGCCATTGGCGCAATGATATGTTTTTCAATCTTAATTTGGGGCGACAAATGAACAAATCAGAATCAATCGCAGGGCTTGCGGCAGCGTTGGCAAAAGCGCAGGGAGCCATGAAAGGCGCGGTCAAAGACAGCGCGAATCCGTTCTTCAAAAGCAAATACGCGGATCTCGCCAGCGTGGTCGAGGCGATCCGCAGCGCGTTTTCTGCCAACGGACTGAGCTACATCCAGACGGTCCAATCGTCCGATCTGGACGAAGTGCGAGTCGAGACAATGATCCTGCACTCGTCGGGCGAGTGGATCTCATGCGGGGTCTTGGCCCTGCCGGTCAGCAAAAATGACGCACAGGGATACGGCTCGGCCCTGACATACGCTAGGCGGTACAGTCTATCGGCTGCGGTCGGAGTTGCACCCGAGGATGATGACGGCAATGCCGCAGTTGCAGCAAAGCCAAACGCCAAAGACTGGAGCAAACATTCGGAGGCTTTGAACGCAGCAACTACGCTTGAGGCTCTGCAAAAGCTATTCACGCTTGCCTACAAAGAGGCCCAGCGGGACAACGACACGATGGGCATGGCAACGCTCACAAACGCGAAAAACAAGCGCAAAGAGGTTCTTCAGCGCACCGAAGGCTTCCTTGAGGGCAGCCAATGAGCACTCAGGGGACACCGGAATGGCTTGCTGAACGTGCTGGCAAAGTCACAGCCAGCATGGTTTCGGCGGTCCTAGCAAAGCCAGAAACGGCTGGCTACCGGGATTATCAAGCGCAGCTTGTCGCTGAGCTCCTGACCGGCAAGCCGCAAGGCTCGGACTACACCAACGCCGCCATGCAGTTCGGGACGGAAATGGAACCGCTGGCAAGGTCGGCATACGAGGCTGAGACGGGGTTTAGCGTGGACGAGGTAGGGTTTTGCCAGCACCCAACTATCGAACGCGCTGGAGCCTCTCCAGACGGTCTGGTGGGCAATTCTGGGCTAGTCGAGATTAAATGCCCGAAGGTCGCCACGCACCTTGCTTATCTGCTTGCCGGAATCGTCCCAGCTGGGTACAAAAACCAGATGATGTGGCAGATGGCGTGTTCCGGCAGGGATTGGTGCGATTTCGCCAGCTTCAGGCCCGATTTGCCTGAGCACCTTCAGCTTTTCATCATTCGCTACAAACGCGATCCAGCGCGAATTCTTGAACTGGAAACCGCGGTGATCGCCTTTTTGGATACCGTGGACAAAATGGTTAACCAACTCAAAAAGGTAGCTTAAATGGCTGATATTGAATTTGTAAACGGCTTGATCGTCAAGGCTCCGCATGAGAACGCGCCCGAATTCGTGAAGGCGCAAATTAGCATCAAGGTTGCCGATCTGGGCGTGTGGCTCCGCGAGAAGCACAAGGCCGGAGAGGAATGGGTAAACGTGGATGTGAAGGAAAGCAAAGGCGGAAAATGGTACGCCGCCGTTAGCACATTCAAACCGAAGGAAAAGGCCGCGCCGCAGGAGCAAAAGCGCCCGATGGACGATATGACCGACGATATCCCGTTCTGAAATGACTCCCGCCGAAGCAATTCGAAGGGCCGAGAGCATCGTGGCAAAGACGCATCAGACGTTTAGCACCCACGAAGCAAGGGAAATCATGGCGGGGCTGTTGAAGGCACTAGACGCGAAAGCATTGGAGGCAAAATGACACAAGCAGAAAAACTGCAAGCCGCCATTGAATGGCTCGACACCCGGTGGGTGCTGCACCCGCAGAACCGAGTGCCTAAACTTAAGGAAGCCCTGCCCGATGTGTTTACATGGACGCCCAAGGTGCTAAAGAAAGGCGCGAAGAAATGATGGAATACGAAAACATTGAAAAAGTGAAACGACTCGACTTCGACCACCTTGATATGTTGGTGAGCGAGCGACTCGGGGCGCTTAAAATCTACGCGCAGATCGTAGGCAAAACGGAGTCCGATGTACACGATGCGATCTGCCGCGACTTGATATTGCCCTGTGTCTATTTGTTGGCGGAGTTTTTGGAGTCTGTGAAGATTGGTGATGAGGAGAAGAATGATGGATAACGACGAAGAAGGAGCGCGGTTAACGCAGCGAGAGGAGAACCGAGAGTTGATCGCCAAGCACAGGGCAACAGTTGAGCCAAAAGGTTGCCCGACACCGGGAGCGTGTTCTGCTGTTGCCGAACTTGCGGATCTCAAGCAACGCCTCCTCCCGCAGTTTCAAGGACGGGCGCAAAGGGCCGAGCATGAACGTGATGCGCTGCTGGAGCAGTTGATTATTCACCGGACAACCATCGCCAACTTGCACGGCGAGATCAACAAAATGCAGAACGCGGCCCCATCCGCAACGGCAGCAACAGATCGTCCTGACTGGGCGCAGCAGTTGCCCGGCGCGGAGATATTTGATCGCGCAGCCCGGTACGAGTACATCCGCACACTCAACCCGAGGAAGTTTGCCGCGTTGTACAACGAGGCGCTGATGGGTGTTTATCAGTTTGACGATTTAGTGGATCGCTATCGTATGAAAGGGGAGCCGGTCGAATGCGGCTATAACCGGACGGGATCGTTGAACGAGGGGCGGTACGTCTGCACCTGCGGAGCCTGCCCTGACGCAGGGAAGCGATAGGGGTGCTGACCGTAACGCCCATCGACTTTGCGGAGGCCAATGCTTTTGTTGCGACCCTGCACCGTCACCACAAGCCGATGCCGGGGTGCAAGTTCTGCATCGCAGTATCAGATGCTGAAGGAAAGGTGCGCGGTGTGGTAATGGTCGGCAGGCCGGTAGCAAGGAACAGCGACAACGGCTACACGCTGGAAGTGAACCGCTGTTGTACCGATGGGGCTAGGAACGCCTGTTCGATGCTCTACGGGGCCGCGTGGCGGGTTGCCAAAGCATTGGGATACCGCAGGCTGATGACATACACGCTGCCAGCAGAGGGCGGGGCGAGTCTCCGCGCAGCTGGTTGGAAACTGATTGCCGAACGGGGGGGGGAAATTGGAATGTGCCAAGCCGCCCTCGCGTTGATACCGCAGAAATTCTGCAAGGACAGAAACTACTTTGGGAGGCGCCATGAAGCGCCACCACACCACAGGGGAGAAACCATGATGGCTCCTATACGCGAGGGGAACAAATGAAACCGTGGCCCGATTGGGCGCTTTGGGCTATGTTTGTCCTGTGCCTAGTCGCCAGTATTTGCATTGCTTTGATTTGACGTTGCGGGGTCTGCTCCTATCACCCGTGGCGTTTTTGGCGGCTGGCTTGCACAGGTCAGCCGCTTTTTTTTCTAACTTTTAGATTAACAATGACAAAACGAAAAGTGCCTGTAGAGATAATTCCTCTCCCATCATGGCTCTCGCCGCCCAAACTTGCCCTTGCTGGTTGCGATCAAGTCACAATTATTCGGCAGGGCATCAACACGCCGGATCAAATAGAAAAACGATATCAACGTGCGCGAGTTGCGCTCAGGATGAGGAAACTATGAATAAGGACACTAACCCTAGTCAAAAATTATGCGGCGCTTGCCAGATGAACGTTGCAGTTAAGCTGGTTCCGAAGGGGCGAGGAGGAAAGATCAAGACTTGGCGCTGCCAAGGATGCCTACACCGCCGCCAGCCCAGTTGGATCAACGGGAAATAGGTGTGTGCCGGTCTTGTCGATAATAAATACCATTTTCCGAGCGTACGCATCGGGCGCGTTTGGGATGCTGATGTGCGTCCAGCTATCAAACTCTTTAATCAATTGGTCATAAGCCAGCCCAGAGGCCATTACAGCCCTCACCACAGCGTCAGGACTCATCCCCGGTACTCGGATATCGGCGGCGCAACCAAGCCTGTGCTGGCTTGTATCCTTGCTTCCTACGGCATCATTGACGGCCTTGCTGCGGTAGGCAGAATTGATTACCACCGCCCTGCCGCCCAGCACCTCTCGGACTTGCTCCAGAAACGCCGCCAGCCGGTGCAAGTTGGCTAGTGCGGCGGGATCTGGAGTGTTGTCGAGTGTCCGGTGATCGGTGCGGGTCAGTTCTGCAAGGCTGAAATGCGGGGTCACTTGTTACCGGGATCTGCCCGTCCAGCCGCACCCAGCCCCATTGCAGCCGCCAGCCCTTGCGCCAGCAGTTGATACTGCTGCGGGACAAGCGGGATTCCAACAGCAAACAAAATCCCAAGTCCTGCCAGAGTTGACGGTTCACCAAAACGCTTTCTGAGCCAGCCCATAATAGTCTCCTAGAAGTTTCCACCTACGGGGTTCAACACTCCAACCGGAGCATCGGTAATGATTGTAGTACCCGGCTTGATATGCCCATTTGTAAAGGGTGATTCGTTGATCGGGCCGTAGCAGGACGCTAGGGTTACACCGTTCACTTTCTTGGCTTGTTTGTCGCAGATGAACGACCACTGATTACTCATGCCAGAATCTTTGCCAAGTATGAAGGATCGCTTCACAAGTGGCGCAACCGCCCATGTCGGCGCTTGTGGCGCTTCGCTGACGGTAGAGAACAGGCTCCAGACCTTCCCGGCAGGGGCATCGCAGGACTTATTCATCAGCGCACCGTTGGCTACGCTTCGGCCCGTAAGGACAGGGCAGACTGCCATCCCCTCTGCAAACTCCTTGCCCTTGACCATGATCTTCTTGCCGGTAGGCGTGGAACCGGAAGCCGCACACAGGGCGTATTCACCATTGCAGATCATAAGTTCTGTGGCAAACACGTTGACCGGCAGCAGCAAGAGAAGAAGCAGCTTTTTCATGTTTAGACCTTCAGGACAAGGTGGATAAGTAAGGCAATGATGAACCCAGCAACGGTAAAGCCAATATGCTCAATCCTCTTTAACCGGGCGTTGATGGTTTCATACCGCAGTTCGCATACCGCCTCATGGGAGGTCAGGCGAACGTCAAGTTCGTTAGTGGTCGCCATTACTCAATACCGGGAACCATTTGATAGGCTGCGGCACCAGTAGCCGCCCCGACTGGAGTTGTTGCAAACACTCCAGCGCGTCGAGCCGATTCTTGCCGTTGCCTTGCTATGCGTTCTCCGGCTTGCATCATGGCGCGGAGATTGTTTTGACCCTCTTGGCCTCCGGTCAACAAGATTCGTCCTAATTCGTTTCTGGTGGTTTCAGGCATTTTTGTGCGGTTGAACAGATTAAGCAAGCCTTGCCCGATCCCCGCAGGACTGCCGCCAGCAACACCAGAAGCAACTCCAGCAACGTCTTGTAATGCGCCCATACCGAGATCATCAGCGGCGGCTGCTCTGCTTACTGTTTGAGATCCTTTGTCTGTTGCATTTAGCAGCCTAAATCGTTCCTCGTTTGCCATGCTTGTAGCAAATCGTCTATAGGCAGATTCACTCCCAAAAATGGTTTGCAGTTTTTCTGCCACTACAGGGTTTTTGTACGCATTAATTATTTTTGTTCTGCCACCAAGAGAAGTCCCCAACTCTTGCCGCAAAGACTCAAAAGCCCCAACCCTAAAAGCATCAAGTTCTGCTTGGCTAAAGTTTTTAATCTGATCGCTGATTCGTGCTTCTGTTTGCGATAGTGCTTTTGCGCCAATGTTTGCAGCATCTTTTAGTTCGGCAGGATCGGCAAAGGCATCCCTAGCTTTTTTGTAAATAGAATTACCTGCGGCATCTTTAGGAGAGAGCCTGTCAAGTTTATCAATTAATGCAACACGAATACTGTCAATGTCACGACTTGGGTCGGTTGGTTTTTTGGTAACTGCTTCTTTTGCACTGTCTGCCATAGACCACAAAGTGCGTTTCATTTTATCCAAAGCAGCCAGAGGAACATCGTCACCCGCTTTTATTAAAGATAAATCTATGTGTGGTTTTCCGAGCCTTCTAGCAGATATTTCAGCAGCCGTGTGTGCTGCTGGTTCCCTTGCTAATAGTTTTACAAGTTCATCATCTGCGCGGAAAGATACGTTTTCCAATTGCCTGTAGATCGGCGCAGCATCAGCAGCTTGCTTTATCGTTAATGCCTCCAATGTCGGCGCAAGCCTTTGACCCTGTACGCCCATAGATTCTTCAGCCAAAGCAATCATGCGCGGCGCTGCGCCTACGTTTTCACGCTGACGAATAAATTGGGCTGCGGCCTCTTTTGTCCTGCCAGGTAGGGTTGCCATTGTGTCCAACAAACCGCGAGTGCTGGCACCACCAACATCGGCAATGACCGCAGGTTCGCCTAATGTCGGCAATGTGGATCTAGCCGCAATAACCGGATTGCCAGCTATTCCTCTAGCTTCAGCATCTCTAGCCAACGCTTGAGCAATTTCCAACTGTGCTGCGGTTGTTGCCCGAGTAGGATTAAATCGTTGTGCAATATTCCCACCAACAGCACCCGCAATGCCCAAGACCGGCACAGTTGCGCCCCCAATGGCAGCACTTAACGCGCCGCCTTTCAATGCGTCAAGTCCAACGCCGCCAAGAGTATCCGCAGTAGATGCACCAGCCCCACCAACGGTTCCGAAAAGCGCCCCAGTTCCAGCCGCAGTCATTCCTTGACCAAGCATATTTACAGACGGGACTGCCATAGCATTTGCGGCTTGCGGTGCAGCACCAAATAGCCGCAGAACGCTCAACGGCGCAGATGCCATTGCTTGCGTTATTCCCGTAGTTACCGGATTTTGCTTTTGCTGGAATTCAGCAGCACCGCGCAGATAATCTCTGTTTGCTCTGTAGTTTGGTAGGTAACCGCCACCCTTTGTCAAAGCGTCATAAGCGCCCCCGATACCGCCCAGAATCTCGTCAGCAAACCCGAGGGTCGGGCCTTGCAAGACAGAAATCAATCCTTGCGCGGCACCAGGCGCATTTGCGCCAGCTTCTTTGTTTTTATTAACGGACAGGCTTTTGATAATGCTTTCGTTTGTATGCCCCCCTTTTATTGCTGCGGAGTAATCAATTTTAGCGAAATCAGCCATGTCCTGCGCAATCGCCTCATCGGAATAACCGGCTTTCCTTGCGCCTTCAATATCGTAGCCTGCCATCACGGTCTCCTGAAGGATTGAATTGGCGGCGCTGATGGACTTGGCGCATTGGGTGTTACTGCATCCAAACTCAACAATGGTTGCTTGTGAACTCTTGATAATGTGTTATTCATGCGACTAACTACATTTGAAGCTGCGTCAAGGTTTTTTCTAATTGTTTCAATTGGGACAAGACCTTTGCTAAATGCGATAGGGTCAGGAATTACTTGCTCAAGTATTTTTTGGTCGCCGCCGTTTAACACGCCCAAGTTAAACATTTCTTTGGATAGTAATACTGCGGTTTTATGCGCCGTATCAATTTCTGCTCTACGAGCGGGGTTAACCATATCTGCGGGAGTAAAATTACTAACCATTTGTTTCAGGTTATTTATTGCGTCATTGGTATTTATAACCCCTTTAACTTCTTTGTAATATGACTCTGGTGGTTTTTCTGGAGTTACTCCAACAGGCACCAATCCTGCGGCATTACGTCCTGTTGGGATGCCACCACCTACAGAAGCAGCAGATCCGCCAGCAGGTTGTTGCAATAAAGGTTCTGCAATTCCATTTCTGTTGTATCTCACGCCCTGTTTCAAATCATAAGTGTAACCACCAGCGTTAAACTGACTTGCAGATTGTTCGCGGGAAAGTCTTGCGTCTTTAGCAGTTTGTACTTGTCCTGGTGTCATTTGCATTGGTGTATCAACCGGAGTTCCAACTGGATTACCAAACGCATCAACTTTTTGTTCTCTATTCACGTTTCCAAGATTTGTAGTTCTTGTAGTTGTTTTAAGCAAGTCAACAAGTTTATCTGCTGACATACCCATGTTCTGCGTGGCCCATTTGTTTGCGCCGCCGGGTGAGTTAAACAAATTTACAGCATCTGCAACAGCTTGGTCTTCTGTCTTAAACCTACTCACTATCGGCCCTAACAACTTGTCTTTAAAAGTTGCGCGGGTATATCTTTCAACGCCTGCTGCGTCAGTAACTCTAGGCACTTCGGTTTGATATTGTTTCAATGTATAGTCAACAGCCTCACGCGCTTGTTTTTCTACTTCCCCTTGCGCTTTTCTGTTAGTCGTTTCTTTATTTTCCATCTCAGTAATTTTTGCCAACTCACCAGGAATTAGGTAAGCACTAGGAGTCCCGAGAAGTTTTTTAACAATATTTTCCCGCATTGAAGGATATGGTGATTGACCAGCACCATCTGCCATTCCTCCCGCAGTTCCGCCTGTCCCAAAATTGGCTCCTGCGTACGCTTGACCAAGCAGGGCTTGCCCTTCTTCGGCGCGTCTAGCAGTTCTGAGTTGTGATTGCGCTAGTTCATTTTGATTTACAAACCCCTGCATCTGCATCGCTTGGAGCATATTGGCGTTCTGCTGCTCCGGTGAGCGGATGAACGCATTGCCGATCTTCGCAGGGCTTTGCGTGTCGAGTATGCCAAAGTTGATGTTTGCCATGATTATTGCCCCGGCCGCTTGTTAAGCTGGTTTTGGAAGAACTCGTTCATGGGGTTGGGCGTAAGGTAATTTGCAAACGCGTTGCCGACGTTGCCGTATGCAGATTGGTTGGCTTGTGCGGCGGTCAGACCCGCGTTAGCTTGGTTAGCCGCAGCGCCCATGCCGAGGTTACCCACGTTGGTTGCGTAGTTCTGCCCCGCAGCAATTCCTTGATTGGTCGAAGTCTGTCCAACACCGGCAAGGCTCTGGAGCGGGTTCAGGACGTTGCTGCGGTTGGTCTGGTAGCGGTTAAACGCGTTCTGGTACTCCTGACTGCCCAGATCCTGCCCGTACCGCTGTGCGCCCTTCAGCGTGGCCCCTGACAACAGGTTGCCGCGAGCCGCCGCAGTACGGTCGAGCGCCTTCAAGCCTTCGGACATCCTGAAGCCGTAGCCGGGGTCTTGCTCAAAGTCCGACATGCCAAATGACTTGGTGAACTGCCCACCAGGTGCCGTACCCGCCGTCAGTTGCGCCAACGCGTTTGTCCCCGCCATACGATACGGCGCAAGATCCGCACGGGTCTGGTCGTACTGGTTCTGCTGGAGTTGCGAGGCGCGGTCAGCCGCACCCGTACCGATGTTCGCCGCAGTAGAGGCGGCTTTGCCTATTCGGTTGGCTCCGTACAGCGAAGCAAGGCTTGAGATCGCCGCCGAGCCTAAACCCGTAAGCTGCTTTTCGGTCAAGCCGGTAGCGGACATGAGTTGCTGTAGCATCCCCTGCCCAGAGGCACCGCCGGTAGCGGGGAAACTCTGATATTCACCTAAGTTCATGTCGCCGGTGTAGCCGGGGCTGAAACTCTGGTATTCGCCAAGATTAACTTCGCTAGGGTCAAAACCGTCCATATTGCCTCCTGTGTACGCGGGGCCAGCATTGGCCGCAAACTCGGAAGCAGACAATGCCCCCTCGCCACCAGCACCGGGGTTGTACCCCCCGCTGAAACCACCATAGGCTCCGAGAGCGTTTGTTCCCGCACCGATTAGATCGCCCTGGCTAAGACTGTTTGCCGCATTTGCTGCCAGAAGGAACGGTTGCTGCGGGCCGGGAAACAACGCGGCAATTTTGGCAATCGGCCCAAGATCGCCGAACAACCCTTTATTCGGTTTTTGTGTCGCCTGCCACCGTTGTTGTGCTTGTTGTGCGCCTTGGTCAACAAAGCCTTGCGTGGCCTGTTTGAAGCGCGATGAGTCTACCCCCCGCGCATCCAGAGCGTCCGCAACCGCACGTTGAGCAATGGCAGAATAGTTGCTGCCTTCGGTGTAGCCGCTGTTGATCGCCGCCCGATGCTCGTCGCCGAACACTGGGACGGCAGCGGCCAGTTCTTCTTCGGACAGCCCCACTTGTTGCCCAAGCTGGCGGATGAGCGCCGCAGCCGAGCCAATATCAAAGTTGCTTTGGTTGTATTGGCCCAGTACGTCTTCTAGCATTGCCATGTCTTTCTCCTGTGGCCTATCAGCTAACTTCCCGCCCACTTGCGCGAATGTTGATGGCCGTGGCCGTTCCAGCGATGGTGGAGATAAACCCGCTTGCCATCAGCACCTGGCCGACAATCTCGGGGAAAGTGTACACCTCGCTTGCCGCCAGCGTCTTGGTCTTGGTGATCAAGTTTTGGTTGCCCGCCGTGTCGCCCGAGGTAACCAAGTTAACGCTCAAGGTTGCAGCCGTTGCGCTGTAGTTGGTCGCCGTGAACTTGTCGATAATCGTGGTGACGTTGGTCGCGGTGTATTGGGTAACTTGAGTTGCTTCGGCTGTTTTAGCCGGAATCAAAACCTTAACTGTAACTGTCAATTTAATTCTCCTTAGCTAACTGGTTTGGATCCGGCTAGGTAAAGCTGACTTCAATCGTAGATGTATTCGGGGGCGCTGCTGAAAACACCAGATTTGACCCACTAAGCGAGTAGGTGTTCTTTTGCTGGTATACGCCGTTGATGTAGACGTTTGTAGTGTTCTCGTTGGTTGCGTTGCCCAAGTTAAAACTGACCGTGGTGCCATCGCCGGTAAAGTTTGAAATGACAGGCACACCACCACCACCGCTGGAAATATTGTCGTAGGTCGCAATCAACACCGCCGCCGAAGTTTGCAGGACAAACTTGTAGCTGGCGAACAGCAACCAGATCTGCCCCCCAGACACCCGGCCTGCCGAGTTCAGCACAATCGGATTGGTGTGCGCTATTGTTCCCGCACTGGTCGTGTAGGTGGCCTGCGGTGTCGTGGTGCCTGCCGCGTAGGTGTAGATCAACCCACCGGCCAACGGCACACCGTTGTTGTCGAAAAACTGCCAACCGACACCACCAAATGCTGAGAGGTTTACGTTGCTCATGGTTTTTCCTTAACGCCGTTTTAATTCAAGCAATTCTAATGTAGCCGTAATAAACAGTTCTTGTGCTACCAATTCCATTGTTTGCTTTGATCGCTAACCCTGTTGCCGTAATAGACAGGCTTGCGTTGGTGCTATACAAAGAAGTTACCGCCACCGTTCCGCTATTTCCGATAACAGTTACGAGCGCGGTCGCAGCATAATCTTCGGATTCTTGAGATAGGTTGACTAGATAGCAAGCGTTATCCACGGCGGTAAATAGTGTGGAATTTGACGAACCCGTAATGTTTACAAAACTGCTTTCGGTTGTAACAAGTGGGGCTTTACAAGAGGTCGAAGCGGTAGTATTGCCATTCCCATCAAAAGAAAAACTTGGCGTTCCGGTAATTAAATTACTGCTTCCAGAGGAAGCCTGCTGTTTGCCTAAAAGGTTTACTCCAGTAGACGCAGCATCAATTCTTACATGAGCCAATGGCACACCGCCTGAAACCGCAAAAAGATTTGACCCGATGTTTACGTTGTCGCAACTTGAGCTAATGTCAATAACATACCCGCCAGGGTAGCCGCCAATTTCATTTTCGCCAATGTAACCATTTCCTGTGCTATCACAAAGAATAAAAGGGCCAACACCAGTTGACTCTGTGTAGTTGCAAGAGACATTAAAACCCGCACCACTTGAAAGCCAGATGCCTTTGCCTGATGTGGCGTTTTGAACGGTATTACCAATTGCATAGCAACCAGAACCGTTAAATTTGACAGCCCAAGAACCAGTTTGCCCGCCGATAAAAAGATTGTTTAGCACTCGCGTAGTCGCGCTACCAGCGCCAGAAGTAACCAATGGATTTTTTGTTCCTAAAACCGCATACCCAGTCCATACAAAAAAGTAATTATCTTCAATGGTGACTTGATCGCTTTCGCTATAAATTTCAATTGCGGTATCGAAGTACTGAAATTGGTTTTTTGTAAAAGTTACGTTACAGGTTCCATTGCCTCCGTCTGTTGCGGCTGCGTTTTTCTCACCAATCCGCACACCGATCACATTGTTTAAGGTTGTGTCGCCTGTGTGATAATTGTTGAAAAACTGCAAGCCTTCAATTTTTGAAAACGCTGAGTTACTACCACCATAGTAATAAACCATAGGGATAGCGCTAGTTGTTCCATCGTATTGCAGCTTAGATGCCAAACCATTGCCAACAAGATTTAACGATAGTTTTGTATCAGCATCAATGTTTAGCGTTGTGTTAATGGAATATGTGCCGTTTGGAAAATACACGGTTCCATTTGTTACGCTATCAATGGCGGCTTGAATTTCCGCAGTGCTATCCGCGATGCCAGTAGAATCAGCGCCAAAATCAAGGACATTGACAACGGCACCAGAAATCATTGAATTGGTTACTTTGGTAAGGCTCATTTTATGCGCCCCTCGGCGGGTTTGGGTTGTTCATTATCGTACTCGCCTAGCTTTAATTGCTCCATACGCGGAACAAGTGCTAATTGAAAAAGATGCCCGCGTTACAAGATAATATGTCGTAGTCGAAGAAATGCTTACCCGTGTCATGTACAGCGGAATATTCTGATCTACCACAGGAAATAAGACTATGCCAGCGGCCCCATATGTGGTGCTGTTGAACGTACCCACATTGCCAACAAGAGTGTCATTAACAGTAGACAAGTCAGCATTAAGGTACACGACGTTAGTGGTTGCCCCGCCGGTAAATGTAATAGACCCTTCAACGTCCCAATCCCCCGCAGTCAGTGAAATGCTAGTAACGGTCTTTGCTGTGCCTGTCGTTAACGCAACCGCCGATCCTGAAGAAACAATTGACGCGACATACTCGCCAACGCTTCCTGTTTGGGCTGAATTGTTTGTGGTCGTTCCAACAATGCCTTTTGTTTGATTTGGCGTAAACGTATCTGATGCGCTTAATGTGGTGAATTTACCATCAGCCGCCGTTGTAGCCCCCACCGTCCCATTGATGTTGATGCTGGCGGTGCCGGTCAGGTTGGTTACGCTGCCGCTAGACGGTGTACCCAAAGCGCCGCCGTTGACTACAAACGCGCCTGCCGTTCCGGTATTGACCCCGAGCGCGGTAACAACACCCGTTCCGGTTGCGGTCGTAGCTGGTGTCACGCCCGCGCCACCGCCAAGAACTACCGCCCCCGCCGCAAGAGCGGCAGACGTAGCCCAGGTTGACGCGCTGGAGAAGTAGGGTATGCCGCCGCTTGTCCCGGCAACCGTTAGCGCCGGGGTAGTGGTAGCCGTTGCAACAGTGATGATCCCGCCGGTAAAGCTGACGCTGGTAACGCTGCCGCTGCCCTTGTTGTTAAAGGTCGTCCAATCTGCGGCGCTCAAAGCACCGCGATTAGCCGCAGAAGCGGTTGGAACTTGGAGCGTAATGACCGGCGTAGTCGTGCCGTTTGCCACGGTGCTGGACAGGTCTGTGCCGGTCGTGCCAAGGGTCAGCGCGGCCACGCTGGTCACCGTGCCGCCCGATCCGGTCGCGGACAGCGTCCCAGCGGCAAAGGAAACGCCTGAACCGATGGTGACGTTGTTGAACCCGCCCGCCGCGTTGCCGTACAGGATCGAGGTGCCGCTGGTTGCGGGGGCGTAGTCTGTGCCGCTGGCGGCTGCGCTGATCGCCGTCCCGTTGCCCTTGAGCAGGCCGGTGACGGTCGTGGAAAGCGTGATTGCCGGGGTTGTTGTCGCGGTAGCTACCGTCCCCGCCAGCCCGTTGGCAGACACCACAGACACGCTGGTGACCGAGCCACCCGCGTCTGTGGCCCATGTGGGCGCTCCAGCACCGCCGCTGGTCAGCACCTGGCCCAGCGTCCCGGCAGCGCTGACCGCCAACGCAGGGCCGGTGCCATAGGCCACACCGCCCGCCGTTGGGCTACCGTCCAGATTGTAGTTGGCAATGGTGCCGGTCTGCACAACCGGCTGGAGGTACGCCCCTTGGATGGCGGCTTCGGCGTTCTCAAACCGCGACATCATAGACATCAGTTGCGCGGTGTCAAGGGTCGCCAAGAAGTCGCCCGATTGATCCTCGTACTGCGGGGCAATGTTCTGATTGATTTGGATCAGCAACTCGGTCAGATCGGGCTGGTTAGGTGGCCCAAGCTGCAATTCCTCAAGCGATACCGGGTTGTTCCCGCTGCCGGTCAGGACGAACAGGTTGAGAAAGAACCGATACCACTCCCGCGCCATCAGCCCGGTGCGCTCGTCAATAAACGGCACCCGAGGCGCGGGGATGTTAGTGATATTGAGGTTTGCCACTAGCTACTCGTTGGCGTAACGAACAATTCCGCGCCCATGATGGCGATTTTGACCGGATCTGTGCCAGACACCTCGTAAACCCGGTCGCGGATCTTCTCCGTCATGCCGAGCCGCCGCCAGATGGTGCGGGTGCCGTAAGCCCCGAGTTTACCCATTGAGTTCCAGTGTTCGTTTGACCAGGTATGCCCCGCATCGTCTGACCAGCGCAGCATGACTTGCGGGTCATAACCCGGCGTTGCGGTGTAGGCTTCCGTTTCCAGCGCATAGCCGTTGTAATCCTCGGCGGGTTCCACTTGCGTCACTAGCGACACGTTGCCGTCACCGGCCTCAGTAACTAACTGGTCACCGGCTTGCGTAACTAGATAGCCTTGCACAAACTCGGCAACAATAATGTCCCCTGCTTCAGTAGCAAGGTCTTCGGCATCGTAGGCGGGATAGGCATTCAGGCCCACGCCCGTTTCAGCATCCAGTTGCAGAGAATGGTGCGCGGTACGCTTGAGGTTGTTCTGCCCCGTAGCCAGCGCCCGCCACGACCGCAGCCACTTCTGGATCTGGTCGTCGTCAGCGTAGACATCAAGATCAAAGGCGTACAATCGCCCGTCCGCGTAGTCGCCCACCACAATCTCGCTGTTGTACGACATCTGGCAGTTGCTGCGGTGCCTCGTAAACTGTCCGTCCTCAAACCCAGCGCGTTCGTGCCACAACGTGGTGGATACGTCATAGACCCAAGTAGCTTGAGCCGACGGGAAGATCAGCACATAGAATGGATGGCCGTCCTGCTGGTAGGTGTAGGCGATTGCATCGGAGATGCTGCCGTAGCCCTGAATGGCGTATTCCACCGCGTTGGTCGAGATCCGTGCGGGCGTGTATCCGTTGGCCCGGTAGACAATTCCGCGCCCCCGAGCGTCCGATCCTAGCCAAAACACGCTGTTGTCGAGTTTCGCCACAGAGTACGCGGCCTCGCACCCGACTTCCATGAACGCGCCTTGAATCCGCGCCAAGGGGAAGTCCGGCGTTCCCGCGTCATACCAGACCTCAACGCTGGTGGTGCCAAACAGGAAGATTTCGCGGTGGTCTACGATCAACGAAATTACGTTGTCGGGGTAGCCTTCCGCGCTGGCAAAATCCAACGGATCTACGGAAGTGCCGTCTAGCAAGCTGGTGACCCAAAACTTCTGCGAGTCCGGTTCGTTGAATACAAAGTACCCGTCAAGGTAGCCAACCGATCCAGCACCGGGGAAATCCGTATCGGTAATCTGGGCGAACACCGCCGTGGATGTGTTGTAGATAAAACTTTCAGGGTTACAGGCAATAAAGATCTGCGTCCCGTTGTCGGCCATGCTGACCGGGCCGGTGCCAGACACGGTGCCGAGCAAGGTGGCCGTGTAGGTGGTACTTAAACTGTAGAACTTGCTGCCCGACACCACATAGGCCACGCCATTGGTTACCCACAAGCCGCGAATAGGGCCGGTGCCAACGGTTGTGAGCAATCGCAAGCCAGGACACCGCAGCAGGAACCCGGCTTCTTTCCCGCCGTTACCTTCGGGGATAGCTTCGGCAAAAAGGTTGACCATGCGGTTGTCTGCCGCATTGATTGACCGAGCAACATAACTGCCGCCGAGAATGGGCGTTTTCAATTACGCCGTGACCGCTTTGATAACCGCAAAGGCGATCACAATTGCCTCGCTCAACGAACCGGCGGTGATATTTCGCACGTTGATGCTGGCCGAACCCGCCGCAGATTGAGCATTGAGCAGGTACGAACCGGCAGTGCCTGCGCTGATGTGGTTCATTATCAGAATGTCACCAGCTTCAATGACCGTGTTGGTCAACGTAAAGCTGACCGTGGTATCTGAGGCAAGTGCGGCGGCGTTCAGCGTAATCTGGCCGGTTGATTTGCTCAACGTCACGCCCGTGGCTTTGCTAGTGGCTTGTGTAACCGTTCCACCCGCACCAGTAGCGTAACCTTGCTTGCCGGTGCTGCTGATGACCTGGTTGCCCGTGGTGCTAAGGCTGGTGCCGGTCGCCGCGCCGATACTAGGCGTGGTCAACGCCATCGAAGTGCTGGTGCAGGCGCTGATGTTGCCACTGGCAACCGTCCCCAGTGCTGGCGTGACGAATGTTGGGCTGGTAAACAAAAGCGTAACCGACAGTTGCTTGGTCGTGCTGGTTGATGCCTGAACAATCGGCAGCACATCAGCGCCAGCTTGTGAAGCGGCAACGGGGAGAGCAGAAATTGCAATATTAGCCATGTTAGTAATTCCCACTGTAGATATTAAACCGCTGGCGGGTTGCCACGATGCTGTACGGCAAACTCATCACATCGTCGGGGTTGTTGATCCGCTTGATGTTGCGCTTGGAGGACATGGCGATCCGCTGCACTTGGGGCGGCGGCTCCACGCCAAACTCGGCAGCAATCTCAGCCGCCAGATTGAATCGGAAACAGCGCAAATAACCGGGCGGCACCACCAACGTGGTCGCCAACGTAGCCGGTTCGACCAACTCGGTAACGCTAATGATGTGCCACTGCAACGCTTTACTTGGCACCGGGTACACAGTCATCTCAATATCCGACATTTTCATGTTCACGAACATGACTTGCGGATAGGTGCTGGTGACTGTCTTTACCGCAATACCGTTGTACTGCTGCTGGTTTATCAGCTTGATGCCAAAACTGATGTTGTTGCTGGTATCGACGAAGTACGTTGAATCGTCCACCAGTACGGGTCGGTTGCCGACAAAATTACCCGTAGGCCCGAGCGTTCGCGTTGCGGTATTGGAAGGCCAGGTAAACACTTGGTCTTGCGTTGAGAACACGGACAGGCGTTCAGCCGACCAGCTATCCAGCATCTGGTTCAGCGCGGTCAGCGCGTCATCGGAAGTCGCCGCAGAAGGCGTTTCCCCTTCGGCCAATTGACCGATAAGGCGCAACGCTCCGTTGATCTGATCGCCAGCGGAAGTGGTCATGCCGCGAGTTCCTTACGCGGGCGCCCGCGAGGTTTAGCCAATTCGTTCAGGACGGATTCGCTAGGTGTCAGCA